TCTTTAGGCATTGGCTTAAGCTTCCACCACTCATCGTTATTGGAAATCTTTATCAATCCACCTGAAGGAGTTAAATACTCTGTAACATTCCAATCTTCTTTGGTTAGGATGTCCACAGAAGTATAACCAGTATCTTCAACTCCATTATTCCAATCATTCTCCGCTACCATCTTTTTAATATCTTCTAAACCTCGTCTTTTATTTAATTTTATATATCCTAATGGGTTCATAAATTTTGAAGCTCATTAATTATTCTTTTAAGGTCTTCGAGTGAGTAACCTTTATGTTGGTTGGCATCTCTTGCTAGTTGTTCAGCCCACTCCAGCCCGTAATCTTTGATAAGGTGACGCTCATAATTTCCGAGGTTACCGTGCAAATAAGTATTACAACATACGCACGAGGGCTTTAAATTCCTGTAATCAAGGTCTAATCTTCCGTGATATCTATGAGAGCAGTGCATCTCTTTCCAAGGTTTCCGGTCTCCACACGTATAGCAGGTTTGAATTCCGAACTCATCTGCTCCTGACTTCCTAACTTCTTCACTGATAAGTTTCCAAGCCTTATTAAAAAGCGTCTTCTTAATACTCTCTTGATACTTCTTAGTGAGTTTCTTATTCTCTAACTTTTTAATGGCTTTTTCTTTTTTAAGGTCTTTCTGATGTTGATAGTAGTGTTTTTTACAGAGTGAGGAGTTATAGTATCTTGGTTCTGGGCATTGGTTAAAGCGACAAGTCTTTACCATATTATTTTTTAAATTAATGACTTTTGTTTATTAAGTCCTAAAGCACATTCTAAAATATGAAGCCCTGTTTCAGGTTCAACACAATTCCTAAGCAACAAGCGTTTATCAACTCCACTATATTTAGAAAGGTCAAAACCCTTAAATTCTTCAAGCTTTTTAATATCTAATTGGTGTCCACGACTTTTAATACTAAATCTATTAACAAGAAAGTTGCACCAAAAGTAATGTTTATTTAATTCTTGGGGAGCTATTAATGGTTTATACCAACTAACTACATTTTCAACACAAAACTTGCCTTTAAAATATCCTTGTAATAAAAGTATCTCTTCGTAAAGTTTCATATCAGGATAAATAGGTTTATTTTGTCCCCGCGCCTCAACGGCTAATTCTTTTCTTATATGGCTATGGCTTGGGCAAGGTGGGCTACTCCAAATAAAATCAAACTCTTCGAAGTGGTCTAAAAGGTATTGATGAGCGTCAGCCACTATCACTGTGTCGTTAGGAAAGAAGTCTTGATAAATTTTAGCTATCTCTGTCTTATATTCAACGGCAGTAATTTGGTGGTCATCACCCCATAGTTTTCTATTTCCACCTATTCCTGCGTAAAGGTTTAATATCTTCATAATACTTTTTTATTTAATTTTATATAGCCTAATGGGTTCATAAATTTATTATTACAGCGATCCAAATTAATAGACCAATACAAATAAACATTATTAGTTCCATATTATTAAAATTAAAATTCTTCGGTTAGGGCGCCGATAGTTTCTGCTTGATCCCAAGAGCAGTTGTTTGGGAGCCACTTGGTTTCTAGTTGTATTTCATTAAGCTTTAGATTAATGAAATCTATTTCTTCTTCAATGCGCTCATTAGACAAAATAAAAGTCCGGCAGGTATAAATTTCATTAGGATCTTTCTCAACCACTAAGTGCCGACAAACAACTTCCTGAACCTCCGGATAAGTATGTTTTACTAATAAAGTATAAAATGCCATCTGTCTATAATAGTTATAGGAAAGAGCATGATAGTGATATTTTTTAGTATCAATAGTCTCTGACGTTTTTAAATCAATAATATAAGCTACATCATCTTTGATTTTTAAGAAGTCTACCATTCCACAAATACCTTCAAACTGACCAAGTGGTATGTCTTTTTGTAATATAACCTGCCTCTTAGATCCTTTGAGTTGTTTATAAGCATCCTGTGACTCAACTCTCCGGCACATTTTCTCAATCTTGGCATACATTGTAGGATTAAGCTGATGTTCATAGTCGCCATCTTTATCACTCCGGCGCGAAACTAAGATATAATCTTCGCGGAATTTTTTTTCTCCTTGTGTGAGCCATGTATCAACAGCACTGCCAATAATCATGGGGTCAGTAACTTCGTGGGGTATAGTTCCGGCAATATGTTTCTGATAAAAATAATTTTTATCTTTGATAAAGTCACCTAACTTTGAGTTAGAAATATATTTATTAGTGAGTGAGTAATAATTGGATTTTGTGAGTTTCATATATATTTCTTTTTACCGCAACGCCGACAGGCTTTGTATGGTCCGTGATAGGCGGTACTTGATATTTTTAGCCACCAATGGAGGCCTAGTTTGCATAAGAAGTTCATATTCCTGCGCTCAATTACTTAAGCGCAGAGTATGGACTACTAAATTGCTTCTTCCAATTCTTCTGGGTTATAATTTGGATCCATTTTACCTAAGTAAACCTTAAAAGTCTGCGCCGGCTTAACTGTTTCAGGATTTTTCTTGTAAGCATCGGTTTCATAATCTTCTAAACGCTCAAACTTTACAAATTGACCATATCTTGCTCTAGCCATGGACTGATGAATAAACTTTTTAGATACTCCAAAGGCACAAATAATCATTCCATTATCAGTTAATAAAGTGTATTGAATTTGAGCTTGATAAATTCCTTTAGCAGGAACACTGTCTTTGGAAATATAAGTCCCCTTAATAGAATCTCCAACTTTGTGTTTCCAGAAGCCATTTTGTGCTTCTTCAAAACCAAACTCATCGTCGCTCACAACTTTACCGCCCATCTGGTTAGCGGCGGCCATCTCGTCGAAAGTTTTTTCTTCTGGCATAAATTTATTCGTTAATTCATTTTAGGTGTTATCAATTGATAACCTTATTCGTCTTCGTCCTCATCGTCCTCTTCGAAATCCATTTCCGGCTCTGTTGGGCCTTCAGTTGGATCATAGTCGGGACTTAATTCCGGTTCATAGACCGGATTGATAATTTGCTCATCAAATGGTTCCATAAATTTTTATTTAATATTAGTTTTTAAGATGTAAGCATGGCCAGTCAAGATAATCTTCGGCCCGAAGCCCACGACCATAGGCTTCTTTAGTGCCAAGATAAATCTTTTGAATGGTGTCTATTGTTAAATTAAACATTGGATCTTTGTTAATCCGATATAAAACAATAAAGCTAATACCACAAAGCTCAGCCATTTTGGTAATGCTGATACCTTTTTCTTTACAATAATCTACAATTTTTCCTTGAGTCATATTTTTTATATTAATTACCGGTTGGAGGTGGCTAGAATATTTTCACAGGTAGTGTCTTAGCGGCGATAAACTGCCACCTTCCAACTAGTATTATTATCTTATATGTTAATTAGTTAAATGTCAAGTTTATGTTTAAACACCCTTTTAAAGTGTTTAGATAAGGAAATTGGCGATAATATTATGCTTTTACAAACAACACAGTACCAATTATCAACCAACGGACTATCTAAAAATTGTTCGCGCGCCTCTATTTTCTTAAAGTTATCCACAGTTTTCTTATTTGATTCCTTGGGGTCTGGCAATTTATCAAAACAATCAATAATTAAAGAGGATATAAAATCGAAGCAAGCGTCTGCGTCATAATCTTTATCCTCTATTAATTGATTGTTTTTAGGGATCATATTAATTTTGATAAATTTTTAATAGCCTCACCGACGCTACATTGCTTTTGAGCTATATAGACATCGATTATTGAGCCATATTTACCACAAGAAAAGCATTTCACCCGGTTCTTCTTGGGATGTAGCCGGAGAGAAGGATGTTTATCATTATGCCACAGGCACAGGATTGGCTTATTTGGAGTAATATCCAGTATCTTAGTTATTGGTATATCTCTTATTTCCGAGAGGCTTATAAAGCTTTCTATGGGCTGTCCGGACTTCTCGGCCCGCTTGATTGACCGTTCCCAATTCAGCTTTTTCATGATTATTGTGTATTCCTCTTGAGTTTTTGCTAGTTGCCAATCTATAAACCAGCGCTCCTGATCGCTACAGCCGACTCTATTAGATAATAACAATCTCTCATAGCTTTTTAAAAACTTAAGTCTTTGCGCCGGAGAATCAATAACCATTTCATAAACATTATAAATTTTAGGCTCAGCTGTCATCCAGTCCACCCATTGCCCAAGCTTAAGCAATGAGGCATGGATTTTTCTTTTAGCTTCAATAAATGGTTTATGACTTGCTAATTCCTTAGCGGTATTCATATTAGAAATTTAATTTATTTAAATTTTCACTAATAACAACTTCTTTTCTTTTGAGAGGAAATAAAGTATCAGTAGTAACTTTTCCTTCGTTGTCACGATAAGTTTTAATTGTTGGAGTAATTTTATAATATTCCCTTAATCGGCGCCCAAATTTAATTTTTGATTGAGGGCAGTTTTTTCTATAATTATCTTGGTACCAAACATCATATTCATTATAAAGTTGTTGAAAAGAAACACCAAAATTATATTGATCATTATCAAATTGATAATTATCAAATTGATAATTATTCTCCATCCATGTTTTCCAGCTATCAGCTACTTCTTCATATTCATCCATTGAAGCTTGAACATGTTTACTAATTGGTATTTGCCATTTTAATTTTCTTAATTTATTCAACCCAGCTAAAAACATATTTAATATTGCCGGCAATTCTAATTTAATTTTACTAATCATTTCGTCATAATTTTTACCTTCAAATATTCCATATTTATTGGGGTCACCATAAAGTTCTAATACTTTTTTCCATTCACTACCACCAACAAACCTATTGACAAAATTTATAATTATTAATCTTCTCTTTATTCCATGGGTTGTATCATCAAAATAAGGAACGCCATTAGAATCAACTAAGATTTTAGTTTTAGGAGTGAAATTTAAACCAATTTTAAATTTACGAGACATGTCAATATCTTGTCCTGAAATAATTTTCTTTAATTCTTCTGAGTCAATTTTACCTTCTTTTTCTTCTGAGGCTATATTAAGTCTAGAATTTATTAGTTGCTCCCGAGAAAATCCACCATTTTTTCCTGATAATGACATTAAAGATAACGATGTTATAAACTTTTTAGAGAAAAATAGCTTATAAATATTGATTAATGTTGATTTTCCATTAGCTCCACTACCTAAAAAGACAAACATTTGTTCCATTTTTACCATTGGATAAATTAAATATCCTCCAATTATAATCATTGTTTCCATTGTTTCTTCATCACCATTAAATGTCGATGATAAGAAATTTGTAAACTCTGGGGCTGAGATAGCGCTTGGATCATAATTAATATCAACATTCCAACTGAAATGAAAATCAGGATTATGGGGTATAAGTTCCATGGTGTCGAGGTTTAACACACCATTTCTAAGATTAATCATGTTGTCATAAATATCCATTTCCACTGTTTTGGTCTTTGGTAGGCGCATTATGGCGGCCCAGACTTCGCGTTCACGTTGCAAACACCATAAATCAAGCATGTTATGTTCTGTTAAAAACTTAACAAACTCTTGGCCGGCATTAACTGATTCTAATAATTCATAAAATTTGCCATTATAACGATATAAATCATTGTTATATACGCAAATATGCCCAAGGTATTCTGAGAAATACTGGGCTATAACTATTGGTTTGGCTTTTTGTTTGCGAATTATTTCTTCGATCTGCATGTGACAAGCATTAGCTCAAATAAAAAAACGAGAGCCTATCCCCCCTATTGGCGCCAACCGGGCCAAAACACCGGTGAGGTGTTAGGATAGAGCTCTCGTTTCTTGATTTGAGTTAGTGGCTTCATAGGGACATATAAAATTAAAAGTTTGTTTTTATATTATAAGTCAATCAAAAAATAAAGTCAAGCGCACTCTATCTAATGTAAAATTGGTTTGAAAAAAATGATTTAGCCACCATAGTCTTTGAAGTTTAAAAAAGTTATCCACCGCCACGCTCTCCTGATTCAGTCGCCGGCGGTGGTTTGGTTTTTGGCCTTGCCTTTGTTCAAAAATAATAATAATAGTCCGGCCGGCGGTTGTTTAATTTTTTGTCCGGCGTGGTGGTGGTGTTATACCTTGCTAAACCGCTACGGGGCTTATATGGCTTCAAAATATGGCCATAAATACAAAAAAACCGATTCCGTGGTGGTTCGGATCGGTTTTTATAGTTTAAGCCGGTGGCGCTTGCGCGCGCGGGCTTTAGTTGTAAAAACGGTTTAGGATTACTTTCCTTGCGCCTTGTAAATGTCGGGCAATGGTTTGGTGATCGTCTTTTGTTAGTTCTAAGTCTTTGATATTATGGGCTTGTAAAAGCAAAATATCAAGTTCTGTGAGCCATGCTCCGGCGGTTTCTAAGTTGTGGTTTATCATAAGTTTATTTTAGAATGTTTAATCAATTTTACCGTCAATAGTTAAATCATATTCATTAACTTCAAGCATTTCCGCAACACTTTCATCACTTGTTAAATTTTCATAACCTTCCATTAATTCAGCATAAATTAAGCGGGCTTGTTTGCGGGCATCCTCTAAAATTAAAGATTCCAACTCTTCATTATCTAAGCCATAACTATCAATGAACATCGTCATTTCATGACTATAATAGCCTTGGTGTTTAATCGACAAAGTTAATTCACCTGATAAATAATCTTTAAGCTCTTTAGTATATTTTGTTTTGAGCTTTTCAACTGTTAGCCATTTTTCAAGGTCGATGTTAGCACTAAAACAAGCGCCGTCGCCTTGGCTATAAAAGCCGTTATATTCAATTTCGGCGTCTTCATAGCCCATGGCGTTAAGTTTTCCCGTCCAGTCTTCAATTATCCACTGGTGCCAGTCATAATCCTCCACTTGAATGTATTGGTGTTTTTCTATGGCCTTTGTTTTAGCTTCAGCCGGCAATTCATTAAACTTATAAACATTATAAGATCTTGTTTCCATATTCAATTGTAAAAGATCCCACCAAATCTATTTTTAATTAAACTCACATCACTTGCGCCGTTATTAAATAATAGCGCAAGGGGGCGGGTTTAAAAGTTAGTGATAAAATTGTCTATGCTTTAATGTCCGGCTCTCGGTTATCCTCCATTATCTCCTCATCTGTTCTCTCGTCGGAGTCATCAACAATTCCAGCGTCCTCGATAATCTCAATCAATTTATTATAATCCTCTCTTAATTGTTGCTCATACCAAAAATATAAGTCGCTCATCATCATTTTATAAATACCCGCTTTTTGATCATACTCTCCCACTACTTCCAAGGTTAACTCATGACAATCTCCATTCTCTTGCCACTCTTTGACAATGTCGTAGTAGTATATCGGCACTAAACCGTCGGCATATTCAGAGATATTATCATCTAAGTCTTTAACCTCCTCCAAGCTGTCGCCGTTTTGGGTATATTCATTAATAAAATCTTCCAATTGTTCGGCGTCATTAAACTTATAGGCATTCTTTTTGATTAATTCGTTGTATGTTGTCATATTGTTTAAATTAAATCTTTAACATCTTCCAAGGCTCGAAAATAACCAATAAAAAAAGCAATATCCTCATAGCCGTCAAGGTCAAAATCTTCAATAACACCGACAACATTGCTTTTATTAATTACATTTTTCCTTGAAACTTCCTTGATCATGTCTTTATGATATGTCAAGCAATCTTTAATCGCTTGACTTTTAAGATTCTCAAACATCTTTTTGTTTGTCATATTGTTTAAGTTTAGTTTATAATGGTATGTCTTTGTTTTCGTATACGATCCCGTTTTTTATTTTCCAAAATTGGCTGTCGCCCTCAAACTCCGGCACACCGGCCGGTTCAAGAAGTTCGACATCACCTTTATCAATATAGGGTGCTAAGCTTTGAAGTTCGGCTATTTCTTGGTAGCTTAAACGCTCGGCTCTTAATTCTTGGCGCAAATATTCAAGGCGGGCTTTGATTTTGTTGTCTTTGTTCATATAGTTTAATTTAAGGGTTTAATAGTGTAGCCGTTGCCGAATGGGTGGCCGGCGTCTTTGTTGTTTAATGTTAGCCACAACAAGGCTTGAGCAAAGCTTGGCGCTGTGCTGATTATGATGTTGTGGCGAAAGATTGCGTAAATCATACATTTAGTTTAATTCATATTGACTAAGGCCAATATAATTGGCAAAACGAAAAAAACAACAATAACAATAGCTCTTTGTTGCTTTTCTTTTTGCTCTTGAGCCTGTTTATTGGCTCTGTAAACGCTTAAAACTTGTTTCATGGCTTTAATTGGCCGGCGCGTGGCGTTGTCATTTACCTTTATAAGATAAGTGGACAGGCGGGGCGCGGGCGATTAAGTTTTTAAATTCTTTTAATGTGTTATAGGATTGTTATAACCGCTTAACCGGACGCCTTGGCTCTTTTCTCTGTTGGCTGTTTTAGGGGTGGCTTCAGCGCCGGTTAAGCAGTCAATAATTTATCCTATAAGTTAATTATAGGCTCTGATTAAAATTTTGTCAATAGTAAAAGCCCAATGTTTTTAATGGTTATTATGGTTAAAAAGTGTTATTTTGTCAATACTGTGGATAAAATGCTATTGACTATATAAAAAAGTTATGTATTTTTGTTTTTATTAATTTTGTGATTATAATACAACAATACAACGCGATTATAAACAGAGCTTTGATCTTTTGTTTTGCGATACATTTTGTGTTTGTTGTTTTATTGTATTATTAATAAGTATATAAATTATTAAAGTGGAAAATTCTATATAAAAAAAAATATATATTAATAAAAAATGATATAAACTACAATACATAATACACGTTCAAACACAAAAGTTATTTTTTGTCAAAATGTGTTATAATATATCCTCCCAATTACCCATAAAGGCATAATCACGGCGCGCCGGACAGCACACAAACACAAAATAAAAAAATGGCTAAGATTAAACAAGGCACTTATATTATAACATATTATAATAAACAATATTATTGATTTATTGTCAAATGAGACACTTGGCCTTGTCAAGTTTGGCTAAGATTAAACAAAAAAAATCAAGAGTCCCAACAATACCTATTTGCTGACATCAATCATGACACAAAGCGACACTAAAAAAAAACAGGCACGCGTATATCGGCGCAAAAGCCTGTTTTTTAAAAAAAATTAAAATAGCCGACCGACCCCCACCATATACGAGCCGGGGTGCAAAATATACCTTCAAATGAAATTTTCTACAATTTAAATAGTTACTATTGACAAAGTTTATCTTTCATATTCTATTATTCTTTTACCAATATTACAATCAATACAAAGTGTTCTTAAGTTTTTTTCTTCATCAGTTCCACCTTGGCATACCGGAATAATATGATCTATTTCTAAACAAGTGTTTATCCCTGTCTCTCCGCATAACACACATTTAAAACCATCTCTTTGCAAAATCTTATATCTCAACCCGCGATTCATAGTTTTTCTTTTTATTTTGTCTTCTTTATATGCCCATTTAACTCTGTCTTTACTACAAGACAATCTAAATGCATCACCTATACTTCTAGATACTCCTAATTTATTAATAACTCGTTGAATACTTCTTGGAGATAAATTTATACCTGATTCATTTTTTATTAAATCTGAAATTTCTTGGCTACATAGTTGTTGTTCAACATAAAATTTTTTTAATAATTCTTCATATTTTTCATATTCTATTCCAAATTTTTCACAAATAACAGCTCTTTTCCAAAAACCATTATTTTCGTGAGGGTTTTCTCGTCTTTTGTCCATAGATTTTTATTTAATAATTATATCTTAATAGTATCGCATAGTGTCGCATTTGTCAAGACACTTATTCTTCTAAACTAATTTACTCAAACCACTTGCTTTTCACCACAATATATGGTACGATATAATTAAGGGAGATAACATTGACTTGCGCAACCTTTATCTTCTTGTTCTTACGAGAAAATACACGATGTTGGCAGGAAAGCCAGCCGCCTTCTCCCTCTTGAACACGGCTGGCTCGTGCTCATATCAAAGGTTTTAATATTAATTCTTTCCCATGCAGGAATTTAGTTTAGCTTTACAACCGCAAGAGCTCTCCCCATCCGATGTTGGAAATATCATTTATGATTATTTCCACAAAATAAAAGAAAATGATGAAACGCCCACAGTTGCTGGGCTTGCTTTGGTTTTAAACTTAACTCCAAGTAAAATTTTTGATTACGCAAACGTCAATATTGACGCCGTAAAGGAAGGAGAGCAACAAAAAGCGCAAATAATTGCTCGCGCACTAGCTTATATCTCAGAATATTATGAAACTGGTGGAGATACTAAAAAAAATTCAACGTTTAATTGGAATATGTTGAAGGCTTTAGGTTATCCGGAAAAAACTACTGTGGATCACACTATTGATGGCCTGTCTTTAGCGGAATTAGCACAAGAAGCTAAGAAAATACGCGAAGAAGAACAAAAAAACAAAGAAATTTTATCGTCAGAAATTATAATTGAGCCTATTGAAGGCGAAATTATTGATGATGACGAAGAAACTGATGAAGAAAACCAATGAAGAACTACAGGAATATTTAAAATTTTCAAAAGATCCGCTTTATTTTATTGAAATAATGTGGGGTCTCGTTCCGCAACCAATAAAGGAACAGTATTTAGAAGAAGTAACAGGCTATATAAAAAATAAACAGTACGACGAGATACGAAATACGCACTTTAAAACGTTTTTAAAGGGAAAACACATCACTTGGCAGCAATGGTTGATACTTCTAGCAGTACGGGACGCGGTAAATAATAACGGAAAACGCAGAATTTCGATTGCCTCTGGCCACGGTATAGGTAAAAGTTGCGTACTGGCGATGATATTGATTTGGTTTTTATATTCACATTATCTTTCACAGATTGCGTGTACGGCACCGAGTAAAGAGCAGATGTATGATGTTCTATGGAAGGAATTATCGAGATGGATTGGTGCTCTGCCGTCAAGAATAAAAAATCAGTTTGATATACAGACTAGCCACATTAGAATAGTGGAAAAGCCGATGGAGTGGTTTGCACGCGCTAAGACAGCTAAGAAGGACGCTCCTGAGGCTCTAGCGGGCGTGCACGGCGATGATGTGCTTCTTTTGGTAGATGAGGCCTCTGGTGTCGCGGACGAGATATATGAGACCGCTGAGGGCTCTATGACGAATGAAAATTACGTCATGATATTAATTTCAAACCCAACAAGATTAGATGGTAAATTTTTTAAATCACATAATGACGATACAATAAAACACCGATGGCAGAGATTTGTGTTTAGTAGTGAGGAGAGTCCGGTCGTAGAAGCGGACTACTGTGTCAGGAAATTAGAGGAAAATGGTGGCAATAGGGATGCTGATGATTATAGGATTCGCGTTAGGGGAATGTTTCCGCGCGCTGATAGTGTTGATGACAAAGGTTATACAGCGTTATTAATGCCACAGGATATTAGGGAAATACCAGACGTGGCCAATCAGGATTTTATAGCACCAGTGTTAATGGGCATAGATCCGGCCGGCGAAGGCACAAATAAAACAACATGGGTGATAAGAGATAGATTTAAGGCTAAGGTAGTATTAAGGGAGGAAGTGTCAAACGAAAAGAAAATAGCACAAAAAACTTTAACTCTAATGGAAGTGTTTAAGGTTAAAGCAGAAAATATTTGGGTGGATAACTTTGGGACCGGTGCTAATGTTGCAAAAGAACTCGCACTGGCTGGAGTGAGTGTCAATGGAATCAATGTCGGAGACAGGTGCCATAGAGAAAAAGACAGAGAAACATACTTGAATGTTCGTGCGCAAAACTACTTCCGTCTCAAAACATGGTTGCGTTCTGGTGGTGAGTTGATACAGGATAAAATTTGGCAAGAACAGTTTAAATCTATTAGGTTTCGCAGAGCGCTGACAGGAAAGATTCAGATCATGAGTAAATTGGATATGCGCCGGGCCGGATATAATAGTCCTGATGAAGTGGACGCGTTAATGTTAACATTTACCAGGGAAGATAATGGCGCTCCAGTCAGAACGATTACAGGTTCAGGACAGGTAATAAATCATGATAGAGGAATCACCTTAGAAAATTCTCAACAAAAAGAAAATTTAAGCGTCTTTGACGCCATATAATATGCCAGAAGTTAATAAAGTTTCAGTCGGGTTAGCCGATGAACAAGCAACTAAACTTGAAACCTACGAAATGCCTGTTGGTATGGCGGAGGCGATATTTTATTATCAGAAAAAATTAAAGCAAGCACGCGATCAAAGGGTTCAGCCACGAGTTGAATTGGATGATCTCGATTATGAAACTGATTATGAGTTGAATCGCAGAGCAGCCAATGCTTATTTACGAAAGAAAAAGAATGATGACGAGGTAAGAATTGCTACTGGTGCTACGGAAAAGAAAATTGAAGTGGTAATGAATGAATTACTGTCTTTAAATTTGCAACCAGAGATTACAGCGTATGATAAATATGACAGTGAAATAGATAAGTTAGGGGAAAATTTTGAGGGGATAGTCAAACGGACGAATGAAACTGAGGGCATGTGCGGTGATGATGATTTCTGGCGTGAGTTCGTACATGAGATGTTGACTCAGAGAATTGTCTTCATTGAAGAACTTGATGAGTATATTAAAACATTTAGCAGTTCAAACTTAAATTGTGTTGATGGCACAAATGAAAGCGAAGGAGTTAAGGATGAGTATGTTCATAGAGCGATAAAGCGAGTCTTGCCAGGATTACAAGTATTCTTAGGTGATATGAATATCCCGGCCTATCGCTTCAATGAGCAACCATATATTTTAAAGTATTATCGTAAGACCTACGATGAGGCTAAAATTAAATATGGTGGTTGGGAAAATTTTAAATATGTCTCAAAAGGACAAACCAAGAGTTCTCAGGGTCCGGCGTTTTATAGGGTTAGTACTTTAGATCCTGAAGAAGTTGAGGAAATACATTATATTAACCCACATTTGAACGAATATCAGGTTTTAATCAACATGATACCGATGTTTGATAAACCGATGAAGTGTCCGTGGACTATTAGGCCGGACAATAAGTTTAACATGTCGGCTATTGTATTGAAGCCAATATCCAGAACATTTGCTCTAGGTAAGCCTCTGACGGCCTCAGCTAAGGTCCTACAAGGTTTAAATGATGAAATGATAAGATTGCTCGTCCGGAAGTTTAGACAAGCCATAGAGCCTCCTATGGCCGTATTAAGCGACAAGATACTAAGTAAGGATATTTGGTTGTCTGGGGCTATGACTCAAGGAATTAGTAAAGATGACTTTGAGATATTAAATCCAAGTAATCAGGGTGTCACTAGTGCTGAGTTCCAGATGATACAATTAGTGTCGAAGGAAGTGGAACAGTTTGTTGGTGTGCCGAATATTGCTCAGGGTTTCTCAGATGAGGGTGGAAAACCAACAGCGACTCAGTTGACAATGCAACAAAGGAACTTCGTGAAACAACTTGGTCAGGCGGTATTATCGCTCTATAAGGCTAAGCGCGAAGCGACTTATTTAAGAATTTATAATCTATTAGATAATTTCACTAAGCCCGTGACAAAGACTATTGATCCGATAAGTGGTGCAGTTCAGGAAATTTATAATAAGTGGACAGTTAATGGCGCTGATCTTGGTGGTGGCAAGATGGGCAAGAAGAGTATTCAGATGACTAACAGACCATTAAGCGAAGATGAGTTGAGCAGTGTTTATCAGATGGAGAATGAGATGAGTCAGAGTGGAACTCCGCATAGATTTAGTTTTATTAATTTAGGACTACTTAATTCAGTTTCTACTTTATGGAAGGTAATGATTAATGAAAAAGAACGTGATGGCAGTGCTTTAGAAAAAGTAATGTTCACTGATAAATTGGAGCAGGCTGCCGGCGTTACTAAATTAACCGGCCGACAGATTAACCCAGACACGGCGGTTGAAGAATTTGAAAGTACTTGGAAAACTAAAAATATGTTTGTGAAAGGAAATCAGCCATCACAAAATCAGGTTCCGGAAGAACTGCAAGGTATGGACGAAAAGTTGGCTGCCTTGGGACAGACCAGAGTTGGTGATCAATTACAAGAGGGTGCGGTAGCTGGAGCAACTAATAAACCAAGTGTTAATACCATGGCTGCGGCCGTCTAATATGTGGAAATATTTTCAAAGACAAAAAGACTTGGTTAGAAAAGTTGAGACACTACAACAGATAATAAGAGATAAAAACACTAAGATTAGCGAATTAATTTCAGAGATAGGTCCGGAGCAGGTAATAGAGAATATTTTGAAACGGGACATCAGCTTTTATCCTTATGAGAAATTAGATTATGAGTCTCAGTTATCGTATTACGCAGATGCTCAGTCGATATTAAATAACGAAGTCTTTAAAAATGAAACAAACCATTTAATTGCTGATTGGATAGAACACTTAGCTTATAGGAGTAAAAGCTTCGAAGACGTTAAAGATATTAGAATGACAATAAATGGCTTGGAGTTTTTTAAAGAAAGATTAAAGAAAATTACTAATCCAGAAAAAGAACAAAGTTTTGAAGAATTAGATAGTGCAATTTAATAATTAATGTCCTTCAGTCACCTACCGACTTGCAATAGGTAGCGGGGAGACGGACACCCAAAACACATGCCAGAGAAAATTACTCTGGAGGATGGCTCAGAGCGAGAAATCCTCACAGCGGAAGAGCAGACCGCTTTACAAACCAAAGCTCAAAAGGCCGAAGAATTAGAGGGTACAGTCAAAACACTAAATGAATCACTAGGAGTTCCAGAAGGAAAGAATTTAGTGGATTATGCTAAGGAATTGAAAGAAAGTGCAAATCCAAATTGGCCAAAGTTTAGAGCGGCCATGGATAATATGAAGTCTGCTTTAAAGGAAAAAGGTATTGAAACAAACGAGAATGGTGAAGTAGTTGCTAAGCCACTTGGGATTACTCAAGAAGATGCTCAGAAAATTGCTTCAGACCAAGTCACTAAAGCATTGCAGGAAAATAAGAAAGGTGAGTTATTAGGTAAGATTTCTGATGCTAGTGAACGCCAAGTAGTTCAAAATTATCTTGATAAGTTGATGGCGCTAGGTGGAACTTTAGAAGAAAATTATTCTATTGCTTATGCCAAGGCGTTTCCAGAAAGAAAGATTGATCCTTTGAAAGAGGTTATAAATTCATCAGGCGGAGCGCCGAGAATTAATAACAGTGGTAATGCAGTCGAATTTGCCACCACCGAAGAAGGATCTGCCCTAGCTAAGTCTATGGGACTAGGATTTGCTCAAGATAAAAAATAAACTAAATTTATGGCAAAAGATAAAATATTAGATAGTTTTAATACGGAGGTTGGTGTTGAACCAGAATTAGTTGAAACATCAACTAACCCAGAGGTTAAAGTAAATATTGTTCCGGAAGAACCGAAGACTGATAATGTTACTGTTAGCAAAGAGTTCTTAGAAAATTTAATGTCTCGGGTCGAAAATTTAGAAGGAAAACCAAAGCCGACTAAAAAAGTAAACGAACATTTTGCTTATCTCCGCCTTTGGGATAATAAAATTGTTTTAGGTGTTAAGAGATTCTACACCGAAAAAGCTTTAAGCGAAAAGAATGATAAGGACGAAAAGAGGTTATTCGCTGAGTTAAATATTAAAGATAATAGTGATAAGGTGACTGTCGATTGGTTGGATTTTCTTAATCAAATTAATGGTGAGAATAAATTTAAGGTTAAGATTATTAAAGAAGTGGCTGAAGAAATTTCTACTAGTCAGGGTAATATGTTGTCTAGGAACCTAGATGAATATAACAACAAAAAGTTTATGACTAGAGATATTGATTTGGAAGTTATTTCTTATCAATACACCTGTAATGTCCAATTTATCGAGGGTCCATTATCCGGACAAGAGATAACTCTTAATTCTGAATCACTAAATCTTTAATTATATGGCATTTAAAAAAATACAAAAAAAGTTAGGAAATATAGCTAATGAGCGCGATGAAAAGTGCCGGCCGATTGCCGAGGAAATTTTAAGGATTATTGGTGAAGCTAAGTTGCCAATGGGTGACATTTCAGAAGCCGGTGGCTTAATGAGTAAGGACGCTGAGGCTAGATATGCCAAAGTAGCTGAAGATATTTTGAATGTTTGTTTGCGGGAGAATATTAGTTGGCATGATAGAGAATATGTCTTCAAAATGGCACTTCAAGCTTTTGATAATACTCGCGTTAAAGTTGTGACTTCTTTAGAAGAAACATTTAATGCGGCTAATAAGAAACTTTGGGGTAAAGACATTTTAGACATTAAGATGGCGGACATTAATAAAATTTTTGAATAGTGTCAGATAGTGTGGCCGAGATTACTCGGCCCCACAATTCCGTTACTATTTTCGCGTATAAATAGAAAATCATCGGGAAGGTCACCCTGTAAAAACCAATTTCTTTTCAAGGGAGACACCTTGTAAAATACGTAAAGGAAGTTAAATTTTTATTAATTTAATTTCGAACCTTATGGCTTTCATTTTAAGGAAAGGAAAGTCGGTAATTGAAAATTGGCCCATCGCTGCTAGCCAAGTCGTCGTCGCTGGTGACTTAGTTTATGCTAATGGTTCCGGTACAGTTATTCCGGCTGATTCTACTTCAGGTGATCACCTTGGTATTGCGATGAAAACAATCGCTTCTACTGACAGTGATTACGCAGTAGCTAAGAGTTTGCCAGTATTAAAAGCTTATGCTGATAACATCTATGAAGTGGATGTTGATACTGGTACTGCATTGACTGCAGCTATGGTTGGTAATCAATACGATTTAACCGATGCCAATAGCTTGAATGTTGGTGCTACATCAAAAAAGGTCGTCACAATTGTAGGCTTTATCTCGGCCACAAAAGCGTTAGTGAAAATCAATGCTGTTATTGAGAACACTCACGTCGTGACCAGCTAATTAATTAACTAAAGAAAAAATATGGCTGCAGGATTATCTACTTCTGTGCTAAATACAGTAACCCTCTCGGAGATGACTTCTTTGGTTAAAACCGAGTGGCTGTACAAGCAAACGACCATTAAGAGAGTCGCTAAACCTCTTTTTATCTCCACTTCTATCGGTATGGGTGAAGGTAATTCTAAGAAATTTACCGAAGTTGACATTGAGACCTATGCTTCATTTAAAGCTGAAGGTAACAATTCACAAAAAGCTCAGGTTGGTGTTGGTTACAATGTGACCGGTTATGTCCGTACATTCTCTAAAGAAATCGATATTACTTTAGAAATGCGTCAGGATAACCGCTATAACGAAGTAGCCGCTTATATCACTAACTTGTCTGAGTTCTGCGATAACAAACAAGATTTAGATTTAACCCATCGTTTCACTTTCGCTACTTCTACCAGCTATACTGATATGAACGGCGAAACTGTGAGTACCGCCATGGGTGATACCTATGCTTTATGTTATAGCGCTCATACTTTAGCTTTCTCCTCCACAACTTATCGTAATCGTGTTTCTGGTGATCCAGCTTTTAGCCAAGGTGGTTTGGAATCTGCTTTAGCTTTAACTGTTACTGATATTTATTCTAACTTTGGTGAAAAGAGAACGATGAATTTCAACACTATTATTAGTGGTGATGACCCATCTACTATTCGCGAAATTAGAAGCGTATTGGAATCAACTGCTAATGTTGACGCTGTTCAAGCTGGTATTACTAACGTTTATCGCTCCAGATTGAATCATGTTGTGTTACCTAACTTAGCTACTACCGCCGCTGGTGCTGTCGATAGCACTAAGAGACGTTGGTGGTTTATCGCTTCGATTGACGGTATGAATGGTTGGCAGGCTTATGTTGGTGACAAGATGGCCCCAACTCTTTATACACCTAATCAAGGTGGTAATGGTGAAGATATTCACAACTTTAATTGGACCTTCGCTGCCGTTTGTCGCTACATGATTGTTATTCCTTCTGGCAAAGGTATTATTGGTTCATGCCCAACAAGCTAACACCTACTAATTAACTAAATTCATAAAATTATGAATGACAAAAAAATAGTAATTTTGTTAGGTGTTATAGCTTTATTATTAGCTGGTCTTTTAACTGTCAGTTTTTTACCTAAAGAAGTTTCGACTGATTTGGGTGCTGGTGGCGGTTCTTTTGTGCCGAGAGAGTTTGTTGTGTCAAAGACACTTACTTCTTCGGAAATCGCTAGTTCCACTGCTACTGATATTACCGTTCCAGTTAATGGAGATATGATTGTCGATAATATTATTATTCAAACTGATGCTACTGGTTTGGCTGCTGGTACCAACTTTGTAATTTCCTCAACTAATACTGTTGGAACTACAACTGTTGCGTCACATGCCGTTTCCGGTCTTGGCGCTTATGCTACTCTTGATTTGAATAGCACTACTGTTAAACAAAGAACAGTTCTGAATAATGGTAATAAACTAACCGCAAAATGTACCGTCGCTGATTGTACTGGAGCTGGTAAAGTTTATATCACAGTCAAGTTGATTAAGGCTTCACCTACCGCTTATATTTATGACTAAACTTAAAATAAGCAAAAAAAAGAATGAAGAAATTTTAGGCGAAGATATGCCTGTTGTTGAGATTCCTGTGGTTGAAGAAACTCCAGTAATCGAAGAAGCTCCAGTTATTGAAGCGTCTCAAGATTTCGGACTTGGAGAAATTGGTGGTAAAAAAATTGTTAGTTCAATTAATATTAATGATAAAGAGAAAAGAGTTATTGATATTGATAACACTACGTTTATTGTCCCGATTGAGTAGTTTTACATCACCCACTATTTTAGTGGGTGGTAACAACTACTTAATCATTAATTAATTTAAAAATTATGAGAAACTACATTAGCGATCAATTTATATTTAAAGTAGCAGCTACTCCGCAAGCTACTTTTACTGCGGCCGCGACTGATATTATTACTTCTAATGCCCATGGTCTCACCAATGGTGATTGTATTTGGGTATCAAGTGCTACTACGTTACCAGCCGGTTTATCTGCTTCAACTAATTATTATGTAATTAGTGCTACAACCAATACTTTTAAAGTATCAACTACACCAGACGGAGAGGCTGTTAATATTACTGATGCCGGTACTGGAACCCACACCTACAATTTAAAAGGAAAAGCATTTTTAATTAAGGATTTTCGTCATATTGAATTAGATTTATCAACTTCTGGTAGCGCTAATTTTACTTTGAAGATTCAATCTTCTGAGCAAGATAACGTAAACTTCAACGCAGCTCAAAGCACTACTAATCGTTGGGATTATGTTCAAATTAAAGATTTAGAGGATGGTAGTTCTATTGATGGTGACACCGGTATCGCTCCAGCCGGCGCTGATGATCATAGACATTTTGAGGTTAATGTTAATGGTGGTACTTGGATTTGCGCTCAATTAACAGCTTGGTCCGCTGGTAAATTAAACTTAGTTTGCAATGTTTATAATGACTAATAATATGAAAAAAAATTTATCATTAATCATTTCAATTATTGCAGTTGCTATTTCAATTTATTCTGTTGAATTAATTAGGCAAAATAAGTTAGGATCAAGAACTGATGGCGGTTTTTGGCAATTACAAAGTGGAAATGTTTATTTCGGTGGTAAAGTTTTAGTAGCTACTAGCACTTCAGCCGGTACTTTAAATCTTTATTCTACTGGAACTACTACTATTGACATAGGAACATCATCAACAACTTCAATAGCCTGTATAAGGACTAAAAATAATTCCGACTCTGGTTATGGTTATACTTCGTTCCAAAATGGAACGCCAAGCTCAACTATAGCGTCGAAATGTGGATATTAAAACTATGCCTAAAAAAACTCAAGAAGAATTAGATGTTCAATCGATTGAGGCACAGCAAGAATTAGATAAACTTATTAAAGTTATTCAGGAATTAAAAGTTAAGGAATCTGAAACATCTCGTTCTATTAACCAAAATAATCAACAGATTGAATTATTGGTTGAAGATATTAAAAACAAGAATAAAGAACTTAGCGATATTCTTAATTCAACATCAAGAAAATTAATTGACATTAGTAATTTAGATGAAAGAACTATATCTATTGAATCTGAAATTAAGGAATTAATAGATAAAAAGGCTTTGATTGTCAGTGATATTCATGCTTGTAATAATACTTTAATTTCTTTAAATGATGAGATTAATTCTTTGGTGGAAAAACATAATAAACTTAACGAAGATTTACAACAAAAGTTTAATTATGAACAGGATAAAGGCAACAAAGAATTAAAAAAAATAAACCAAGATATTGAATTGGCTACTCAGCTATTGTTAGAAAAAAACAATGAATTAGAACGATTAAATAAAAACATTAATGTTATTGAAGTTAATGTGAATGAGCTAAACGTTCTAAGTGATTCAATCGAAGAAAAAATTAAATCACTTGATAAACAGAAAGAGAAAAAAGAACTTGAATTAGAATCATTAGTTAATAATCTTAACGAGTCCGGAAAGACATTGGAAAATATTAAAGGTGATATTACTAAGGCTAATTCTGATAAGGAAGTCTTATTAAAAGAAATTTCTGATTTAGAGATTAAAAAAGAAGAAGCTTCTAAGGCTCACGACATTGAATTGGCTAAGGCCTCACATCTTATTAACCTAAAGGATTTTTTACGTGGTCAGGAAGAATATATTAAAGACAAATATGCTCAAATTGGCGAGCCTTATCAGGCTTTTGAAGGATAAAATCTTCAATCATAAAAAACTTGGCGCGCGTACTGACAACTCTTGGAACGATCGCGGAACATATTTAGAACCATCAGCCTCTCTTGGTCAGAATATTTTAATTAAGGGAACTAATAAATACGTTAATTTTAATGCTATTAGTGGTTCCTCTGGTTATGGTATTCGTGATAATAATGGTGTATTAGAGATGAAGGTTAGTGGTGGTGCTTGGATCAATTTGGTTGGTATCGCTTTTTCTGATACAGCTCCTGCTGACCCCTATATTAACATGCTCTGGATTGATACTACTCCTTAATTATTAATATAAAGTCTTATGATAGAGGAACTGAAGAATGATAGAGTAATTAAGGCCGACCACTATTTAAACCAGATGAACGCTACTTGTGCTTGGTACCCAATTCTTATTTATATGTTTGGGAAGTTCGCTCAAGCCCAGAACATTGTTGAGATTGGTAGTGCTGAAGGTTATGGTTCCTATTACTTAGCTCAGATTGCCAAAGACCATGGTGGAATGTATTACGGTATTGATTTTAATCCCGGCTTGATTGAGAGAGTTGATAAGCTTTTAACTGAAGCTGATTTACCTCACACTATGATTTGTGCTGATACTAAAGAGATGACTTCATTTGATTTTACAGACAGGATTGATATTGCTTTCGTTGACGGCGAGCACACTACAGAAGCAGTTATGCACGAAATAGAGTTGCTTTATCCTAAGATGAATAAGAGAGGCTATGGCTGGATATTCTGTCACGACATAGTTGACATGGGGGTGGCTGGAGCTTGGTTACAATTAACTAAAGATAAAAGATTTGAGTCTGTCGGTACTAATCATAATTACGGACTTGGCATTTTAAGATGTGTAGAAGGCATGGAGAGTTATGAGAGTATTGCCGAGAGATTTGAAGTAAAACATTTATGAACTGCACAATTTGTAATGACCCAGCCCAAGATAATAGTGAGTTTTGCGGTTGGTGCAATGAGAGGATTAATCAATTTATAGTCGGTAATAAAAACCACAGCACCATTAATATTACTTGGGGTTGTGGACGTATTGGTTGGCAAGACGCCTATTACTTTAAGAGTTTAATTGATGATTACGGAATTAAAGATGTCTTAGAGTTCGGCACTGGACTTTCAACTGAAATTTGGGATTTATTCGGAGTCAATGTTGTGTCCTGCGATACCTTAGAAAATCACTTAAACCTCTTCAAGAATCACGCAACCTTAAAAGATAGAGTTGACTTTCATTACTACAAACAATATACATTACCTGATTTCAAAACATTATATCCAGGCAAGACCTGGGATTTAGTCTTCGTAGATGGCGGACAGAGCAGAGATTTAGAGACTGAAATATCCAGAGATTTATCACATAATCTTATCTTACTCCACGACCCAGGTCTCAGTAAGTTTAAGCTAGATTTGGGTGAAGGTTGGGAGCAACAAGGTGGTAGTTATTTATTTAAAAAGATATGACACAAAACCAATTTTTGCCGGAGCAAGTGTTAATCCCTTTCTTTGGTAAAGAGTCTGAGGTAGTTGGAGTGGAGATTGGTACTTTAGGTGGTAGCGGAACAGTAGCAATGCTAAACAGAATGCCTAACCTCAAGCTCTATACCATAGACCCCTGGATTCACATTGATGGCAAGAACTTTGAGGCAGAACAACCACAGGAATATCACGACATTAATTACCGAGAAACACTTAAAAGATTGGTTGAGTTTGGAGATAGGGTGGTGGTTATTAAGAAGAAGAGCGATGAATCCTTAGAAGATACTCCAGAGAAAGTTGATTTCGTTCATATAGATGGTTCGCACGATGAAATTGATGTTAAAAATGATATAGAAAATTGGTTACCAAAAATTAAAAAAGGTGGAATATTATCTGGACACGATATTCAAATAGATTGGATAGCGAGAATAGTAAAAGAAAAATTTGGAGATAAAGTTAAGTATGGTGATGATTTTCTTTGGTGGGTAGTAATAGAATAATATGAAAAATGGTTTTAATAAGAAATGTGAAATTTGTAAAAAAGAATTTTATATTTCTAAATCAAAATCTAATAGAAAATATTGTTCTGTAAAATGTAGAGGGATAGCAGACCGAAAAAGATGTAATATTAGCATTAAATGTTTTTTATGTAAAAAAGAATTTGAAGTTAAAAGAGCTTGGGTTAGAGATGGTCAATTAAAGTTTTGTTCTAAAAATTGTAAAAATAAATACCATAGTCAAAGAATGATTGGTAAAAATAACCCAGCCTGGAAAAATGGAGATATAGTAAAAATAAATTTTCAAATTAGAAAAAGCTTTAAATATCGTCAATGGCGTTCAGATATTTTTTTTAGAGACGACTTCATTTGCCAGGTTTGCAATAAAAGAGGAAATTGGTTAGAGGCACATCATTGTATTAAGGAATTTGCT